TTATTTATTATGTAGTGGCTCATTTAATCTATTTTTTTTTGTCTATCTCTCTGTCTGTCTCTCTCTCCCCCCTCCTTCCCTCATTCTCTCTTTCTATCTCTATCTCTCTTTTTTTGTCTATCATTCTCTCCCCCCTCCTTCCCTCATTCTCTCTTTCTATCTCTATCTCTCTTTTTTTGTCTATCATTCTCTTTTTCAAACTGCAACTAAAATATATGGCGGTCGTCTATGATTGTACGGTACATTGGTAAGAGCCACAACCCATCAGTTTCCAGAGAAAACCGAGGAACAGCCAACTTTATGTAATATATATAGGATCTTACACTCCAATGAATTACACTTCCTCTTTCATTGGTCCCCACATAACAAAAACCTGCACCGTCGTCATAATGAGATTCATGAAGACGATGTATATTTCTCAGTTTAATACCATTATGCGCCATTGTTCCATCTAGTGACATAACAAATACCATATAATATAATTCTGGTATAAAAGGTAGTTTGTATAGAGGCCATGACAAAGACGTTATTTGATGTGAAGGATTTTCAGTTCCTTCACCCGTTCCTTCTTCCGTGTACCAAATACGAGGTACGGGATCAGAATCAGAATCGGAATCTTGTGAGTAGTAAATTATCTCAGAATTATCAGCAGACCATGTATAGTGTTTTTTATCAGCCACACCGACTCCGGCATAATAATCATGTTGCCGATGTATATTTGTCATTTGTATATTATCAAATATTGTTTTACCCGATTCTATAACTGTAACCCAATAGCATTTGCTTCTTTTAAAAACTTCTTCTTTTTTGGCTACAAAACAATCACTAAAGCGTTTGGGAGGACCATTTGGATTTATATATGTAGTACTTGATCGAAGATCAAAATGACATACCCCCGTGGCGTTGATAAAATATGCACAAGTTCCTGTAAAACTTATTCCATTATAAACTATTTCAGTCAATTCTGCATTTTCTAAGTGGGTAATTAGACCATTTTGTGAAAATATTTTATATGTATTATTCTTGTCAAGGGGGTTTAGAAAGTTTGGGGTTTCTTTTAGACCATTTCTTACTAGTTTCATCCCCTGTAATAGTATTTTATGCTTCATGCTTGGAAGTAATGGTCCAACAACCATCTTCAGAAAAGCAGGTTGACTAAGATAGCCATGTCCCGTTTTTCCGCGTTCGATTTGGGCAAGTGTTCTGATAATTGTATATGCCTCCATAGTTGTTTCCGGAAGACCATACTTGTTTATGATCTCTATACGAACACGGTCGTTGTCAGATGCGGCTTGACTTTGACTTTGACTTGGTATCACTCCGTTGTACAATAACGGAGTAGAAAGATTACTTCTACGCCCATCAAACGGTACTCCCGCAACTGGCGGCTGACGCCCAGCAAATGGCCCTCTAGCAACTGGCGGCTGACGTCCAGCAAATGGCCCTCTAGCAACTGGTGGCTGACGCCCAGCAAATGGCGGCTGACAGTTTCCGGAGTGCCATTTGGGACGCCCAGCAAATGGCCCTCTAGCAACTGGTGGCTGACGTCCAGCAAATGGCCCTCTAGCAACTGGTGGCTGACGCCCAGCAAATGGCGGCCTACAGTTTCCGGAGTGCCATTTGGGACGCTCAGCAAACGGTGCCGGAGCACCTGACGGCTGACTCATATCAAATGATACTTTTTTTATTCGTTTATCGCTAGGAATATTCGTCGTTCTGTTTAACAGCGGACGAATCTACAATTCAGTTAAGCAATATTAATAGAATATATTTTCAATTTTTTCTAAAACGAATTACAGATATAAGACATACAATTTATAATTTTAGACCAAATCAGTAGTAGCATTAAATATGTAGTAAAGCATCAATATATAATGGATATATACTATAACTCGGATATAACCGATATGTAAAATGAGATAAAACTAATTTAGAATTAGAACAATCAGACAGTCACCATATCTGCCGAACTTCAAGTGATAAAATTTTAATATTAATAAAATTATTAATATTAAATTTTATTTACTTCTTATCATACATTGTGATGATAATTGTGTATTTCCATTATCAAATGCCAGTACATGACCATGATTCGGATAAAACACGCACATTATTGAGATAATATGGCGCAGATATTATTTTTATTTACCTATGATAGTTACACTAATAAAATATATTTTAAATTTATGAGTATATTTAATTAATAATAGTAGTTTCAAATAATTTACCAGTAACTAAATAAGGATCACAATTTGAACTAGGTCTTCTATCTTCGAAGTATCCTTTACCATCTTTAACAGTTTGATTACCTCTTCTAATAGAAGCGCCTCTATTGGCAACACCTTCTGAGAATGTATCATAAGATGCAGTTTCATGTGCACCGGTCATGCGTTCTTCATTTCCGGAACCATATGCGTTCATATGTTCCATATGATTATGTGATAATTTTTCAATAGCTTCATTAATGAAATCTAAACCAGATTTGTCGTTGCAACCTTGTCTCATATTTTTAGTACTATAATTTGCATGACATCCTGATCCATTCCAGTCACCTTTAACAGGTTTAGGTTCTAAGTCTACGATAGCGCCATGTTTTTCAGCAACTCTATTTAATAAATATCGTGCCATCCATAAATGATCACCTTCGTCAATACCAACACATGGGCCAATTTGAAATTCCCATTGTCCTGGAGCAACTTCTGCATTAATTCCGGAGATTGTAATACCCGCAGTTACACATGCTCTAAGATGTTCTTCTGCGACATCTCTGCCAAAAGAGTTTTGAGCACCGGCACTACAATAATATTGTCCTTGAGGTTCGGGCTGGCCATAATGTGGAAATCCCAAAGGTTTATTTGTTTTAGGGTCCATTAAGAAATATTCTTGTTCTAATCCAAACCAAGGTTCTTCGTCCAATGCTTTGTTAAAAAGTTCATTAGCCAATACTCTATGATTATTTTCTAAAGGTGTACCGTCGGGGCGATAAGTATCACACATAACCATTTTATTATTTCCTCCTCTAAAGGGGTCATTAAATAATGCACGTGGTTGGATTATAACTTCGGAATCTCCACCTGCTGCTTGAGCAGTAGAACTTCCGTCATAGTTCCATTCTGATAAGTCATTAACTGAGTGGACTTCTTTATCCATTACTTTTGTTTTACTTCGGAGTTCATTATTACCCCCAATCCATACATATTCTACTAATACTTTCATTATATTATAATAATAGATTTATTATTATATGGTTTAATTTAATGACTTTAAGTTCGTAAATAATATAATATCTTTATCTTTAAACAATTTAAAGATATAATATTATTTGATGTAAACGTAATAATATTGAAATTAAGATATTTAAAGATATAATATTAGTTTATATTGCTTAAATGGATACATACAGTGAAAATGACATAAACAAACTAGATATAAATAGTGAAGAAATCTGGGATTTGCTAGATTCGTTGGAAATCTCAGATTCTAACGAAAAAACGAAATTTATAGAGAAATGTTATAATTGTGACTCAACAAAAATATATACAGATCAGGATGATTCTGTGATACGGTGTGATAATTGTGGATTAAAATTATTAGAAATGTTAGATAGTAATCCAGATTGGAATAGTATAAATAGTACGTGTGATAATATCAGTAGATGTGGTGCACCAACGAATTATTATTTTCCACAATCATCCTTGGGAACAAAGGTAACAAATGGGAGATTTACTAGAATCTCAGTATTAGAGAGATGGTCTCAAATGCCATATAAGGAGAGGAGTAGATATGAAGTATTAAAATATATTGATACAAAATGTAAAGCATCTGATATTTCTCAACCGATAATTGATAATGCGAAGAATATTTTTAATGAATTGTCATTAAAAAAACATCAGATAGAAACAGATGCAGGCGATACAGTAGATAAAAATATTATAATAAGAGGATTCAATAGGAAAGGTATAATATCTGCATGTGTATTAAATGGGTCTAATCTGCAAGGGAAGCCAATGACCCCAAAAGAGGTAGGTAAAATATTTGGAATTACAGAAAAACAAGTAACAAAGGGAAATAGAAAACTTAGAGATATATTAAATGATGATACAATTATAAGTAATATAAGATCAAGTCAATCGGATGAATACATTGATAGAAAGGAATATATAAATATGTTAAAGTTTGATAAAGTCCAAATAGAATTGGCTAAGAAAATAGCAAAGAATGTTAAGAGATTAGATATTGCAACAGATCATCAACCTGCGTCATTGGCAGCAGGAAGTGTAATGTTGATGGCGAATATATTAAATTTGAGTTTAAGTAAGAAGATCATATCTGATACATTTGATATTTCTCAAGTGACGATAATTAAAACTTTTAGGAAAATATTTCCTTATAGAAAATTATTAATTAGCAATGAAGCAACTGAGAAGGTATTAAAATTAGCAAATAAATCATTAATAACTTCTGATGATTCTGAGGAATATTCTTTATCAATTAAAACGAAAGAATATAATGATTCTGATGACGATGGCGATGAAATAAATGATGTTGTAGAAATAAAGAATAAATCAAATAATTTAATATCAAAATATGTGTAATATATTATTTGGTAATTATATAAAATTTGTATTAATAAAATTTTGCCAATCTGTAGGGATATTATATTTTTTTTTAATTTTAGAACTAAATACTTTATCTTTTTTAAATAAATCAATTTCGTCTTTAAAGTTAGAATATATTCCAAATTGAAAAATTAATTCTTGTATAGTTGGTCTATTAATATAATTTTTATCAATCATACTTTTAATTAATTTATCAATAGCAGAGTCTGTAAATATAATACTTGGTTTTGAATTCATAATATTATAATATAAATTGTATATATTATTACCATTATATGGTAATTTATTTTTATAAATTTCACAAAATAAGCATCCTAACGAATATATATCAGTATTATATGTATATTCTTTACCTTCTAGAATTTCAGGGCTAATATAATATGGTGTACCTATAGATGTTTTTCCAAAATATTCAAAATCGTGTAATATACAACATGTACCAAAATCCGCTAAATATGGGTTTCCTTCATGCATAAGGATATTATCCGATTTAATATCTCTATGTATTACTTTATTATAGTGTAAATATTGTACTGATAATAATACTTTTCTTAATATAATATTTTTTTGTGATGCCAATATTTTATTTTTTTCTAAATAATTTTTAAGATTGCCCTCTTTACAATGTTTCATTTTCAAATATATTTTATTATTTGAAAATAATACTTCACTATATTTAATTATGTATGGGCAGTTATGAAATGACCCAATTAGTATTTCATTTATAATCATTTGTTTTTCTTTTGAACTTGTAAGCTTTAAATCAAGTTCTTTCATAGCAAAATATTGTTTATCATATTTATTCTGTACCAAATATATACTCCCATATGATCCTATTCCAATTTTTTTAATCATTTTATACTTGTCCATTTATTTATTAAAGATATTATATTTAATAAATATACTTTATTAGTCTAGTAAAACATGTGGTATTATATCACTAATTGTATCTATTAGAAGAACTTCAATTGAATTAAATAAATCAGGATCTTCTTTTTTAATTTTTTTATAATCATCTTCGTTTTCTCTAGATATTAAGATTTTAACAATACCTGCTTTTTTAGCGCCATTAATTTTATATTCTAATCCGCCAATTTTTGTTACACATCCTAATAGATCAATTTCACCTGTCATTGCAACTGTATTATCGATCTTCTTTTCTAAGATTCTAGAAATAAATGCTGTTGTAAAAGCACTACCAGCGGAAGGCCCGTCTTTTGGTGTTGCACCACTTGGTGCATGTACATGAAAGCCCGATTTCCATTTATTCTCTAAATATTCTTTTAAATTATCAATACCATATTTATCTTTATTATTATTTATATAATCAATTGCACATGTAAGTGAACATTGTACACTTTCTTTCATTACATCACCTTGACACCCAGTTAATCTTAAACTAAAAGGAGTATCGCTATTAAAAAAATTAGGAAATATTTGTATAGGAACTATACCACCGCCTCCATTAGTAGTAGCATATAAGCCATTGATTACCCCAATTGTAGGTACTTTATGTATTTGTTGAATTTCTAAACGTGGTTTCTCTAATATGTCTATAATTACATTTTCTGTTATTATAATTTTCTTATCTTGACTTTCAAATAATCCTCTTTGATATAATCGATCTACATTTAAATTTAATAATATGTTTTCTATTTTTCTTTTTAATTCACGTACGCCGGCTTCATATGTATATTTATCAATTATAAATCGAATTGCACTATCAGTTAATTCAAAATCATTACTATCGAACCCAATTAGATCACATGTTTCTTTAAACATAAATAATTTAACAATATGTATTTTATCTTTTACCGAATAAGGCTTTGTTTCTATTTCTTTGAAACGATCTAATAAAATAGGATCAATTAAACTACTATCATTATATGAAAATATCATTATTACCTTATCTAATGGGAAATCAACTCCTTGGAAAAATCTATCTTGAAAAGATTTATTCATATTTGGATCAGTTAAATGAATTAAAATACTTGATATTTCATTTGATCCATTCTTAGAACATGTTTTATCCAATTCATCAAAGTAAAGTATACATCTACTCTTACCAACTTCGACCATTTTTTTAATAATCATGCCTGGCTGTGATCCAGAATATGTATATCCATGTCCATGTAGTATTTCGCCATCATTTTGACCTCCTAATGTAATTTGTGCAAAAGGTACATTTAATACTTCACTGACACACCTTGCAAGTAATGTTTTACCAACGCCTGGTGGTCCAACTAGAGAAATAACACTACCACCACTTTCTGGATTTGTAATCCATTTACCTATTATTTGCAATAAAGAATTTTTTGCTTCAGTATGTCCATATGTTAATTTTTTTAATTTATCTTCAATTGATGATATAAAATGTCTTCTTCTTGAAATATCTTTATTTAATTCGTGAAATATAGCATCATCAGTTGGAGATGACCATGGGAATTTTATTAATGTTTTTACATATTGTAATTGTTTATAATATTCATTATTTGATGATTTCATTTCTTCTACTTTTTCTAGTGCTAATCCTTTAACACTTAATGGCATATTTTTTAATGATATAATTTGTTTTTTAAAATCAACATCGTCGCTTGTCATATTTTGTATATTTTTAAGTTCATCTTTCATATTAGAAAGTGATTTTTTTAATTTGATTTGACTAACATAATTTAAATTTTTGTATATAATATCGTATATGAGATATAAATTTATTTTCTTTTCTTTTGTAATTTCGAATAATAATCCGGCGATATTGATATTTTCTTCATTGCCTAATAATAGTAGTCGTATTGTGGTGTACATATCTGTTATAGTGTTATTTTTCTTAATAAAGTCTTTCATAATATTCATAAAAGATTTACCTATTAATGATATATATCTATCATAATTATTATCAATAAATGTTATGAAATCGTCATTATTATAACTGAGTATTTCAAAAATTGTAAGTGTCTTAAAAAAACTTTTTGAAAACTTACGAGTTGCTCTGCATTTTACTAGTTTACCCTCTAATAATTTTTTTTTAAAATATAAAAATTTATAAGCAATTTGACAAGTCTTGATATATAAACTAATTGAATCTTGTATAAATATTCCTTCTATTAATATGGTATTATTATAATTCTTGATTTCAATACATACAATTCTATTTAATAAATCATCATTATTTACAGATTTAATATAAACATTAGTATCTTCCATATATTTAAATAATGAATCATCTATTTCTTCTTCACATGAATCATCTGATAGATTGTTCATTAATGCTGTATCATCTGTATCCATACTCATTTGTTTAAATTTATTATTAGTAATATTAAATTTCAAAGGTAAAAATATTTTATTTAAAAAATCTAAATATATATTTGTATGTTCTGAATATAGTATTTTTAAATCTAATTTCAAAAGTATTTCTAAAATAGATTTAATATTTATACAGCCATATGTTTCAGATAATTTAATTATATCTAATCTTTTTGCATCTAATGGATATAGAATTGTATTTATTTCTTTTTTATAAGTTAAATTGTATAAATTTTTTAAATAATTTCTTGCATTAAAAAATGTAGAATCATTAGAATCATTTAAATTCATATCTAAATATTTATCTAATAATTCACAATTATCTTCTATTTTATTAATTATGAATTTATTATATTCTGCATTTAATTCCTTTACTAATTCATAAATTTTCCCTATAACTATATTCCTCTGATATAATGATATTATATTAGTATCATATGAATAATTTATATGATCTTGAAAAATAGTTAAATACTTCGATAAAAATTTATAGTTTCGTTGAATATTAAATATAATAAATTTATTTTTTATTTCTTGAATTGTCATACTATATTATACATACTATTTTTTAAATATTTAAATTAAATGTGTTTAATTCCAAAATTATATATATAAATTATAATTATATAATAATGTCTGAAGATAAAAAAAAATCTAGATCATTCAAAGTTAAATTAGGTGAAGACAAGGCATATGGTAGATATACAGGCGATTCTCCTTATCAAGCTGCAAATAAGGCTCTTTCCGAATTAATTAGAAAGAAAAAAAAAGACGGAGATACAACTGCTGGTAAAATTAATTTTACTTTAATAGAATCAACGAAAGGAAGTAAAAATAAAGAACACGAGTATATAGGTAAAAGAATTTCTTTAAAAAAGCCAATTACATATCAAACTAAAGATGGATTAGATGTTACTAAGAAATTTAAAAATGAATTAAAGAAAGTTAAAAAAGGAGAATAAATATTAGTTTATATTAAATCCAAATAAACTATTTAAATTAATCATATATAGTAAAAAATTACTTTAGAATCCTATAATATATAAAATATATAGAATAATAATAAAATTATATAAAATTATTTTATTATTAGTATATAATGAGTCTAGAAAAACTTTTTCATATCCCAGAGTTCATGCCTGAATACTTTGATAAGTATATGGGCATGCCAACAATTTTTACATTTATTGTAATATTTCAAGGATGTTTTGGAGGGAATGGTGTTAAACAAACACCAAAAGCGTTAACATATCTATTACAAAATCACAATATAAGCCCTATTGTTAGATTTTTATTTGTATTTGCAATAGGTTATACTGCTACATCAGATATAGAAACAGCAATGATTGTTACAGTTGCTTTTTTCACATTTTTACATTTATTAAGAACCTCTGAAGAAAGAAAAGAAGTTCCTTATTTGGTTTAAATTTGTATGTTAAATTGTTGACAAACATCATGAAGTAAATCAAAAATCTGGATAGAGTTTAAATTATAAAAATTCATCATATCATAATTGATATTATGACTTTTTAATAAATTATTTATTGTATTAATATTACCATATGAATTAATCATATTCAAATCATTTTCCATATATTCCTTAATATTCGTTTGTATATTATTCATGTAAGTTTCAAATAATTCATGATCTAATATTAATGAATCCAATTTATATAAAATATTCTGTAGATAAGATATTATTAATTGTTTAGTGTATTTACTAATATTATTAATTGTATTAATTTTATCAATATTATTATTGATTATCGTTATTAGTTCAATATTTAATTCTTTTGATAAATCTATTTCGATAATTGAACCTATTTTTGTTATTTTATCTGTTTCATCCGCTATTTCTTTATTTCTATTATTATCATACATATCTATTAACATTGGAAATTTTTTACTATTAATCTTTAACAATTTCTTTAAATTTTGAATTGCATTTATATAATCATTATTTTCTATATTTACATCTTGAATTGTATCTAATATTTCAATTTTCTTTCTATTAACATTACTAATATGATCAATTAATTTTTTCTTATCTTCATCGGTAAAATTAATAAATTGATTGCTATTACAATTATATTCAAGGTTATTGATCTCTCGTTCGAGTTTGTTACATAATGTATATAACTTGATTTTTAATGAATCTATCTCGTCATATTTATGTGCATCGTCTAACATTTTTTTTATGGTTTGGTCGTCAAATAATTCATTATTTTTTTCAATGATTATATGACTATTATTATCAGAACCTTTTTCATTTGCAATAACATTAATCATACAATTATTATCAACTTTGATATCAATTTTAATTATATTTTTACCAGTCTTTTGAGGATTTAAAATGGTTAGTTTAAAACTCCCAATCATAATATTATCTTTAACTAATTCTCTTTCTCCTTGATAAATTTCAATATTAACTTCTTTTTGATAATCTTCATCATTTGTAAATAGTTTCTGTTTTTTTGCAGGCAATTTTGTTCCTTTTTTAATAATTTTAGTCATTTGTCCATTATCTGAATCAATACCGATTGATAATGGCAATACATCAACTAAGGCCAAATTATTAGTGAATGCATCAGACGGATTATTAATCATATAGCCTTGTATAGCTGCTCCAATTGAAACAACTAAATCTGGATCTAAATTACAAATGGGTTCTTTCTTAAAAAATCCATTGATAAAATTTTTAATTTCAATTAATTTCGTTGATCCGCCAACCAATGTAATATAATCTATTTTTGAAATATCGGTATTTGCAGATGATAAAATTATATTAATATGATTTGTAATTCTTTCTATTAAATTATTAAATAAACTACTTATCTCATTCCTTTTTTTATTATATGTTAAATTCAAACTAATATTATTATCATCATCTTCATAAAACTCGAGTATTTCTATTTTGTCAATTATATTACATTTAAACTTTTCACATAAATCTACTAATTCTGGTATTTTTTTCTTTATAATATTATCATCTATTTTATAGAACTTATTCTCATTTTTAAATTCAAGTAAAACATCATTTAAAATTGCTTTAGTAAAATCTTCACCGCCAAGTAAATTATCACCCTGTGTACTAATTACTTCATGTAACCCATCATCAATATTTAAAATAGATAAATCCAATGTTCCACCTCCTAAATCAAAAATCAAAATATTAACATCATTGTGTAAAGTTAATCCATATGCTAATGCAGCAGCGACAGGTTCATTAATAATTCTTATACAATTTAAGTCAGCAAGCTTCGCTGAAATTAATATTGAATCACGTTGAATTTGATTAAAATGCGCTGGTATTGTTATTACAACATCTTTAATCTTCTCATTTAATTGTTTATTTGCTTTATTAATTATAAATTTTAAAATTAATGCATTTAATTCTTCTAATACATAATACTTATTCTCATTTTTATTAAACACTTGTATTTTATCATTCTTAATCTCGCAATTAAAATTTAGATCTGAAAGAAATTTTAATATATTAATATCAGATAATTTATAACCTATAAAACGTTTTATATTTTTTATAGCATTATTATAATTATAATTATTATTACATACTAATTTTCCCTTCTCTGTAAATTCTACTACACTGGGAAATAAATTAGAGTTATTATTTTTAATTGTAATATATGTATTACCATTCCATATATGAGCAACACTATTAGTAGTACCTAAATCAATACCTAATACGATTTCAGCCATTAATTAATAATATATTTTAATATATTATTAATTACGAATTATTTAAATTAGATATAAATAGTCCTCAAAAATCATAAAATTTGAGGACTATTTACCATTACATGAACTGATTATTTATCTAAAGTGTAAATAGTTTAGGTAAATAACTGATTTGAAACGTTCTAAAAATAAAAAGTTATTTATATATATATTGGATGAGTTAATATATTAATTACTATATTCTGCCAAAAAAGGGTCATTATTTTTTAATTGAATTTGTAAAGGAATATATTGTTTATCACTGTCATATTCATCTGATGTTATAAATAAACTTGAATCAAAATCGATAATATTATTATCATTATTTATAACATCTTCTGAATAATTAATTTTTAGAATATTAATTTCTTTAAACATATCTTCAAATGTATTATTATCATATTTACTTAAAAATCCGATAATATTATCAATTACCTCTATTTTTAATATTAACCTTTTATGATGCATATTCATTTTACTTAATGCTGTATCTAACTCCTCACTATAATATTTAAATACTTTCATCCCATAATTTTTTATATGCACTTTTTTAAGTTCATTCAATTTATATATAATAACATTTAAGTCATAAATATTATTTGTTGAATTATCAAATATATCTAAATTAATTTTAGAACAATTATTTAAGAAACATTTAAATTGATTATCGTTTAATGATTTACTAATAATAATATTTTTATAATTTTCTGGTATTCGTGATAAATAGTCATCCACCATATCTTATAATTAATCTTATAATATTTTTTTAAATACTAATAAAAATGTATTTAAATTGATTTCTAAATTAATTTTATTAGTATTTAAAATTAATTTGGAGATTATATTTTTTGCATGATAAAACTAAAACTATTTGGTGTATGTTTAAAAAAAATTGGTTTACCTTTATTTTCTTCATTGCAGAAATTCAAGAAAATTAGAAGCATTCTTCGAACACCTATAACAACTTTCCTCTTTTTTTGTAATTCTTCTTCATTTGCCATTAACCCGCTACCATACTTACTTTTATCGCCTGGTTCTGAAATATAAAGAAGACCGCCGGTACGAATATGTGATAAAATACGTACTAGATCCTCGTGTATTTTACTAGAGAAATGTATTGAATTAATTAAGCATATTATATCGACATCTCTAAATGGTATAGTTTCAAAATCTCCTAGCTGAAAACTTAAACCAGATAAATCATACCATTTTTCAGCTTCTTCTTTTAATCCTGTCGCAAAACTAATCATTTCAGAACTAGGATCAATACCATATACATTTTTGAAATGATGTGTTAATGCTATTGAATTTTGTCCATGCCCACAACCTAAATCAATAATACTAGATATTTTTGAATCTATCCCAGCACTTTCACATTGATTCGATAACCATTTAAATTTGTTTTCTCCAGTTTGTTCTTCCAGATTTGGAAACGTTAGATAAGTATTCATCTTTATATTATTTTATTAATTTTGGTTCCAAGATTTTAATTTTTGATAATATGATTAAACTTATTGGTACGCACACAGAACTTCCGTATTTTTTTAATGCAAACTGTTTAAATTCTTCTATTTTATCATCATCTAATTTTTCATTTGTTAATTTTAACATTTCAATTTTATTCAAGTCATTTATATTCAAAAATGTAGATACATGTGTATTAAAAATACGACATTTAAAATCTAAATTCTTTATAAATTCCTGATCTGATATAAAATTTAAATTAAAAAAAATTCTGGATTCTAATACAAATTTATCATGACTACAAGAAATTATCATTATTTTACCATTCGTACTTATAAATTCAAATGCTTTTTTTACAAATGATGTAATATCTTCATCTAAATTGAATTTTGTAAATATAATAATAATATCATAAGATGTTTTTGGGTCTAATTCGTAGTCATAAATATCAGAATAACTTATTTTAAATTTAAAATTTCCGAATAATGTATCTATTGATTTTTTGTAACTATTATATTCAGATTGTACAATATAATATTTTTCACAATTTTTAAAATATGTAGATATTTCTAGATCTAAATCCGCATTTTCACTATCAATACTTAATATATTCTTTACATTCTTCCTAATACTAATTGGGAAATTCTTTAACCATGTTTTTATGATATGTGTTTTTGAATGTAAAAAATTAATATCAGTTGTATCAACTATCATTACTATTATAATGATATTTATTATATTTAATCTAGACTTAATCTAAAATACCATCTGATAACAATGATTCTAATATTGAATTGAATTTATTTCTATCATTCTTAAGGTCTTCTTCTTGTTTTTTAAATTCTGATTTAAATTCTGATTTTATATCATCAAAATCTTCAGGTACATCGTCGTTTAAATTATTCAAACTTAACTGTTTTTTAACTTCTTCTATTTTACTTTTATCAAGATTAATAACACTTTTGATTTTTCTCTCTGTTAATATATCACTATATTTTGTATTTAATTGCGTGTTGTCTTCTTTTATTTTTATTATCAAATCTTCAGTTGTGTTTATTTTTGAAGTACTTATGTCTGTAATAATAATTTTATAAGGTATGTTTTTTAACTCAAATTTATTATTATTTCTATCACTATCACTATTTTTAAATTCATTCATAACATCCGGATTAAATTTATTTGAAAACATAATTAAATATAATAAATAAATTAATTTATTTATTAATCTTAAACTTAAAGATATATAAATTAATTTATTTATGAATCTTTATCATGTGTTAGAATTAAATAATGACGCATCGACCATTAACATTAAAAAATCATATAGACGTCTTGCAAAAATATATCATCCAGATAAAAATAAAGGAGAAGATGAGCAGTTTAAAAAAGTAAGTTTTGCATATGAGATATTATCAGATGATGAATTAAGAAAAGACTATGATTCTAAACTTTGCATACATGAACCATACGATTTACTACAAAATATTATTACAAAAAATAAACTTAATATTATTAATTCAATTTTTGGATATATATATGATGATAATGCGACTCTAAGAAATGATATTAATAATTTCAATATTACAAATATATATAATAATATTAAATGTAAATTTGATTTAGATATTAATAATGAGATATTTATAAATATTAAAGACCTTTATTTTAATAAAGAAATAAATATTATGATAAAACGAAAGATCAATAATGAATTTAAAAATTTTTCAATGAGAATAAATCCAGATATATATGATGAAGAATTACAATATGATAATTTAGGAGATGAACATTTCTTTATAAGAGGCCATTTAAATATTAAAATTAAACTAGATTATGATGAAGAATTATATAATATTTTAGATAATTATAATCTTTTGATTGTTGTAAAAGATTTAAATTATAAATTGTTTGATAGTATAAATTTAATAGAATTAAAAAGAATAACATATTTTACGAATGAAAAATATATAATTTATCAAGTAAAGAATTATGGATTTTTAAATAATGATACAAATAAAAAAGGTGATTTATTTATAAAAATATATAATATAATATAATATATGACGCGTGCATTAGAAAGACGAGTAAAATCATCTTTAAATTCTATAAAATATAATGATTTACAATTAAATATTAATCATAAAATATTTAATCAATCAGATAGATTTAAAGATATTATTTCTTATCACGATTATGATAAGAAATTTGATTCAATATCTAATACTAATTATGATCAACAAATCTTAGATTTGTATAAATTAGATATGAAAGATATTATGAATGAAAATAAGAATATAAATAAATTTATAAATAAATCATTTTATGGTAAATATTTGATTTCAGATTTTATATCATCTCGAATAATCCGTAATATTATTAATACATTATTTATTAAAACGACTTATAAAATGAAGAACAGAACTGTTATTATATTTTCAAATAAAGAATTAGATGATTTACTTATTAAAAAGTTAGATTCGATATTTAATTTTTTTGATATTTTAACAGGAAAGGAAAATTACTATTATTTGGAAGTTTTTTTATCAAGTAAAAAAAAATATTTTAATGAAAATTTAGATTCAATAGATGCAGATAATATAAATTCAGGTGCGACACTTCCAGGTAAATATATTTATATATGGAGATGTGAGGAATTATTAAAAGTATTAATACATGAATTGATTCATTATTTAAAAATAGATATGTATCATTATCAAGAAAAGTTTAAGATATTATATAAAGATATTAATTTGAATGCGTTAATGGTGAATCCGAATGAGGCATATACTGAATTATTAGCATTATTTTTAATGTCAATATGGAAATTTTATTATACCGATACTCAATATACATTAAAGGAGTTTGTAAGTAAAAAACTAACAATAGAATTGGGATGGTCATATCATCAAATTGCAAAAATATTAAAATATTTCAAATGTTATTCTACGTATGATGAATTATTTTCTAATAAATGTGAATTTAAACAAAATACAAATGTATTATCATATTTTATTTTAAAAACTTATTTTTTACAAAATATTAATATTATTTTATCAAAGTTTGATTTAAATAATTTATATATGACAAATGAAATATCAGATTTTATTTTAAAAAATACAAATTTACATGATGATAAATTTAGTCAGAATATTAATAATTTAATAATAGCAGATTTAGATAAATCTGTATATGAAGCACATTCTTCTAGAATGACATGTTTGAATTAAATTATATTCTACATATATGTATTTAGTATTAGTTCGTCATGGTGAAACAGAATTTAATAAACAAGGTAGGAAACAGGGCGACGAAGTTGACCCCCCTCTAAATAATATGGGTATAAAACAATCTATAGAAACTGGTAAATTTTTAAATAAAATTTTCAAGTTTGATCTAATATATAGCTCGCCATATATTAGAGCTACACATACAGCGAAATTAATAAAAAAAGAAATTAATTATAAAAATAAGATTTTTATTGAAGATAAATTAAAAGAATCATCGAAAGGTATTTTTAGTGGAAAAACGACAGATGAAGTAAAGATGATAATAAATTCAAATCCTATTTTAAAAAAGATAGAGAAAAATATGAAAAAATATAATCACTTAGAAAGATTAATGCATGTCTATGATTATAAAACGGTAGTGCATATTACAAATCAAGAAGATTGGTTATCGATAGGAATTAGGGCATCAGAAATATTAAATAAAATCATAGATGAGAATTTAGGTAAAAATATATTGATTACAAGTCATGGTTCATTTATTTCAAATGCAATTAGAAATTTATTTAAGATTAGAGAATTTAATAATAAAACTGTGGGCAATGGAAATTGCTTTATTACAGTTATAAAAATACATACAGATAAAACAAAAGAATTAATTATGAGTAATAATAATATGCACCTAAAACATTTATATAAATAATTAATATTAATATATGATTTTATTGCACTAAAAAAATCTATAGTTATTATATGTATAAGAATTTAGAATATCAGTTAGGCGGAAGCTCCAATATTTTAGATGATATATTGAATATTGACAAGTTCATTAATTTTATAAATGAAAATAAAATTATTATTTTCTTAGTGATAGCTATAATATTTTTATGGAGACCAACTAGCATGGAAGGTTTTATTTCATATGAAACCATGAAAAAAAAACTATCTTTTTTTTCCCCAAAGGACAGTGAAATTATATCAGACAATACCGATGATACTGATACAGGATTATAAATAGACGATAAATGTAAATTGTTTAAAAAATTGAAATTCAATATATATGAATATTATTATCCATAATATTCATAATATATTGTTTAACTATAAATGGGAATCAAACGATTAAACAAATTTTTAGAATATAAAGATGTATTAAAATACCATAAAAATATTTGCGATTATATAAAGTCATTGAAAACGGATGGATATCAATGTTTTAATACGCGTAATGATAAATTTATAGTAGGTGTAGATTTATTATTATACGCACATAAATATAAATATTCTTGTGATAATATATATATTGGTTTTATAAATCAAATATTAAATTTTTTATCTAATAAAATTATTCCAATTTATATAATAGACGGAGTAGCTCCAAGCGAAAAGAGCAAGACGCTTGAATTGCGATCAAATAAGAAAATGAGAATGTCCAATAAAATAGATATTTTAACAGATAAACTAAATAACTTGGACAATGATGATGAAGATTATAATACAATAAGTTCTGAAATAACAAAGTTAAATAAAAGTAATATAAATATCTCTGCATCAGAAATTAATAAATTAATAGAATTATTTGATATTTTTAATATTCCATATATTAGAGCAAGTGGAGAAGCAGATACAATGATATCAAGATTATATAAAAATAAAATTATTAATACTTGTTTATCAGAAGATATGGATTTACTAGTATTTGGATGTAAAAAAATGATTAAATTTAAATCAAACATGATTGTAGAATATGATTTAGACTATATCCAAAAGAAACTACAATTAAATAATAATGAATTTATTGAATTATGTATATTATTTGGATGTGATTATTTAAAACCATTATTGAGACTAAACCCAAATGAAATATATGATAAATATATTAATACAAATAATATAATAACTTTATTTGATGATTCAATTGATAATAATATTATAAAAAATTATTTAATAGAGTATGATGCAACGAAGAAAATTTTTATGGATATAGATAAAAATGAAATTGTACCTTATATTATTTTCAAACTTCAACAGATTGATGTACAACAAATAAATAATTTTATGAATAATAACTGTAATAATAATTGTAATAAAGAAAGTAATAATAATATTAATATTACTTATCAACTAACACATATTAATGAATTAATTAAAAATAAACAATTTGGTATTTAATCTAAATTATTATATATAAATCATTATATGTTTTTTTATTTAAAAAATAATAAATATATTTATTATTTTTTAATGTTTATAAATTAAATTTTAAAGATTTGCTGCGGTAGAAGATGTTTTCTTACCATTCTTCTTAGCTTTACTTTTAATAGGTGTTTCGGGAATAGTTGCAGCAGCAATTGTTCCCTTTCCTTTAGTTGACTTCTTCTTGGTTTCAATAATTTCAACATCAGATGCTTCAGACTCAGAAGCAGAACCTATCGAAGAAGCATCAGTATCTTCAACATCAAAATTTCTATCATATAGTCTCTTCATATATGTTTGAAAGTTGTTAAAATGCAACTCATCCCCATCCTTAAGATGAAACAATTCCTTGAGTACCTCATTTGGAAAAATTCTACGCTTATCTGTAGGATCTTGTAGTTGTTCTTCTTTAACATAATCATAAACCATTTTAGTTAACATTGTTCTTGGTAGTTCTTGATCAGCTTCACAACCCCATGGCTGTTTGCAAAACTCCACTGGAACTGGTTGTTTAGCATTGAAACCACTTGCTTCACGCTTTTCACCAGAATCCTTGGATTTGCTCTTGCGCTTACTCGCATCCTTGATTGCTAACTTATGAGAACGATCTAGTTCCTTATGAAGTTGGGTTTGTGTTCTTAGAACAACCATTAGTTCTCTATTGTTAGTTTCAATATCTGCTAGGACTTCCTTTACATTTCTAATTGCTTTTTCCATATTATTACTAGTAGTATCTGACATGTCTTTATATGCTTTATATTTGAGTTGGATTTCAAGAACTGTATATATCAATTTTTTTTAAGTATCATGTATTATGATAATATGACGATTATGTATAGGATATTGAAATAATTTAAAGAGTTCATTATAATATATAATTATACATGGATTCTAATAAATTATTATCTAAAGAAGATGTTTTATTACATTCGTTATATGAATTCTATCAAAACAAAAGTTATATAGATAAAATATTACCAATTGTCACTGGAAATAGTGAAATATCATTACGTGTATTAGATTATTTTGTTACTAATTATGCAAAAAACAATAATATAGTTTTAAATAAGACGACGAATTATAATATTTATCAAGACTATAAAAATAAATTAAAATCATATAATAAACGATTCTTCGATCCTTTTTGTAGAATTAATAAGAAAAATATGACAAATAAAATAGCTTTTAAATATGAAAGTGATAAAATTATTATAACAACAATTGGTCAATTAAATTTTTTTAGATGGGCTATTAAAAACAAAATTATAGATTATGTTATTCAAGATCATACAAAAATAAATAATGAAATGAATAATATAAATTGTAATAAAAAGAAATATAAAATAGAGAATACTTTATCTAAAGAAAAAGATCAAGAAAAATGTGTATTAAATACAACTATTGATTTTGGAGGTGGTACTAAAAAACAATATAAAATTATAACAACCAATTTAAATGATAATAAATTTAATATTGCAAAATTAGAGTTTGAAAAATAATATATGTAAATATATATAATGAAATATATTTACATATTAATAATGCTATTAGTATTATTTATTTTAGTTTTTTTAATAACTGACAGTAGATGTGAAATAGAAAATTTTACACAAATTAGACAAAATAATTATATATGCAATGATCCAAATGCTATTAACTCAAATATGAACAGTGATAAACCTATAGATAATAGTTTCTGTACATATGATAATGAAATTGTATGTAATAGGCCTTTTGCTGATAATTATGATATTTCATTAGATAATATTAATAAAAATACTATTTCAAATGATATATCTGTATGTGGTAATTCTACCTTTAATAATTATGTTGATGTATATGAATACGAAAAAGACGAAGATGGTGATATAATGTTTAATAATGGTAATAAAATTAAAATTAGAGCTACCAAAAGTGACGCAATTGGTAATCCATTAAAATATATTGGAAATGAAGTAATAGTAGATCCATCTGATAATAGAGCCAATATACAAGATATCAATAAATATCTAAAATATAAGAATGGTAATGGTGTTGTATATGTACAGTCTAATAAAATAGATAATTCAAAATGTAAAAAAATAGATAATAAGATCTGTAGATTTCCAATGACTGATGTAAAAATTAATTCTTTGAATGGAATATCTGATAATGATGGTGAATTTAAATCATTAGTTAATAGTAATAATGAATTAATGCCTAGTAATTATTTAACTCAAGGAGCAAGATATAAGAAAGAAGATTTAGAATTAAGATCTAATAAAAAATCATTATATAAAGAATTATTTTTTGAGACGAATACTATATCGGGATATGGATTAAATCTATGGGATATTAATGGCTATGTTACTATGGAACAATTAACTAGCCGCAAAGGTATCATTATTAATAATACACATACGTTTAATGATGAAGATGGTCCTATTTTAGGATCTTATATTAATGAAAGAGGTGTAATTATTAATCGTTTTGGATATGGATTTTCCGCAATGCCAAGAAATTATCATGAATTAGCGAAATATGCAAAAGATAATGGCATTCATGTTGCTTTGGCAATAAATAAAGATGCAACTAAATATGCATGCGGCATTGGCTCTACAAAAGCAATTGCATGTGATGTAGCATTAGCAAGATGTAGATCATTTATGACATTTGAAAATTTAGAGATATATTTTAAGGATTTATTAAGTAGTTTACAAATTGAATTAAAAAGAAGAAGAAATGTATATCCTGTTAAATCTTTATTATGGAATATTATTGATAGTAAAATTATTGATGTTAAAAATAGCGATGAAGAAAAATTACATAAAATAATTGATGATTATATTAATACAAAAGATGAGTTAACATTGGCAACATCCTATTATAGACTTATGTCACATAAGGAACTTTATAATAAGATATTAAATAATAAATTAGATGATAATAGTTTAATTATTAAAAAAATAGAACGTTCTGACGAATCAATATCTGAATTACCAACATTGGTAGAAGTTATGAAATATATAATGGATAAATCTAAAAAAGACGAAGAAAGTGGAAATACATGTGGTATATTGATGATTGATGAACAAAGATATATGAATTTTAATAATGATGCTACTGAAATAATATCAAAACCTGGTTGTAATCCTTTACCTACTCTTTTAAATATATGTAATAATAAAACCAACTGCTATGAGGCAGCTGTTATTGGTACAAATAATGAAAATAAATGTTTTATACTTCAAGATATTAAATCTACATTTCCGGATTGGAAAACATTTAATGATGCGCCTATTCAAAAAGAATATGATGATAATGCACACAAAGAGCTAATAAGTCAATGGAATAGTGAGAAAGATCAGATTAAAAGTAATAATCAAGTCGATTTAGCAAATAATTTATTAGAAAGGTGTAAGTCAGTTGGTAATAATTGTGTATTATATAAATTAAATGGTGAAGTTTATTCTTACAATACCTTATTCGATTAAGCTTATTTTCTTTATTTAATATATAGAATGTCTTCTAGTGAAAAAATTATTAGAACATATCCAGAATTATCTGCATTCCAAGTTGAATATGAAGGTCAAGTATTTGACTGTAATCGGTGTATGGGTAAGGGTAAATGCTGTGGAGCACAAAATACTGAATTTAATAATCAACTTGCTTGTCAAAAATGTCGTTGTCAGCATTTACATAATGTTTTAGATAATACCCGAACTGAAAAGGTCAGACAGCCAAATTGTACTGACTGTGATGATACAGAATTTAATTCAACATATTGTAGTAATTATGGACATTTAAATAATAATTTAAAAGCAAATATTACAGATTGTAGTAATAATTTTATGAATGTTGGTAGTAATTCTACAATAGAAGATGTTGAATTGCGTTCTGAATGTAATATTGGTGGAGAGGAAAATGTAGATGTAGTTACACCTACAACTTCTACACAAAGTCAAACATCTGCAAATTCGAAATACATATATGGAGGAGGTATCCTATTTGTATTAATGTTATTTTATTTCTTATTTTTTTAATCTAGTTTTATTATATATGAACATTAAAGTTTTATTTATATTGTTAATACTTCTTTTAATTTCTAATAATTCTACGAAACAAGAAAATTTATCAGATGATTTTATGAATAAAGCAAGTGGTGGAATTCTTAATAAAGATAAAACATCACCATTTGCAAATAAGAACAAAGATCCAAATAGTGCAACATTTATGTCAGATATTGATACAGTAATTGATACAAAAACAGAAAATGATAGAACAGTTATTGTAAATGAAGATACTCAAGAACTAGATATCAATAATGAAGCAGATGTAGAACAAATTATTGGCGACGAAGACGATGAAGACGATGAAGGCGACGAAGACGACGAAGACGATGAAGACGAAGAAGGAAGTGGATGTAGTGATATATTATTGTTTGGAATTATATTGTTAATAATTATATACATTATATACTTCCAAATTAATAAGCAACAGCTATTACCATTAAGTATGGATTAATTAAAGCACAAAAAAAAATAATATTTATATATTATATAATGTATAAAAATTATTCATTTATAAATAAAAATGATATAGAATTTACGATTGGTGCTCCATATATTGGTAATACTATTATAGAAGGCGCTATAATCAGTTCCGAATCTAATTCAGAAACAAATGTAAATACTAGCTCGACATCGACGTCAAATACGAATGTTGAAAACAACACAAAAAACCAAACTACAAATGAAACAGATAATTCAATAAAATCAGAATCAAATGTTAATACTAATACTAATATTGATTCTAGTATGGAAACAAATAATACGAATATCACTGATAATAGTTCTCGCATGGATATTAATAGTTCTACCGACACATATAATGTTGATAATTCATCTGCTATAAATAATACAACATCGAATATACAAAGTAAAATGGTTCAATCATGTGGTGCTTCTATAGAAGAAGCTCAAGCTGCTGTAAATATTGTAACCGACGAATCTATTAATACAAATATAGATAATAGTAATACATTTATTAATACTGGTGATAATGTTACCATTAGTGATGTAAGATTAGAATCTTCATTAGATTTTGTAGGTCCAGAAGTAGATAGATCTTGTGTATTAGATGCAATGAATGAATTGGAATCTGTGTTAACTGCTGAAAATGATAATAGTAAATCAATGTCTGGAGGTGAAGGAGGAGATATCGGAGCAGAGGCCGGTGGTAATACTACTGCGAATGAAAATACTGCTGAAAAAAGTGATCAACTTGATGCAAGTGTAGATGCAGGACAAGAATTAACAAATGCTGCTACTACTGAAAATGCTACTGAAAATGCTACTGAAAATACTTCTGATCTAACAACTGAACAAACCGCAGAACAATCAACTGAGGCAACTTCATCCGCATCTGCATCTGCAGGGTTGGCAGCAGCATCTGGTTCTGGTATGTCTGATTATTTATTATTATTTGTATTAATTGCAGTCGTTTTTAAATTCATGAATAAAAATGTAGATTTAGATTTTTCTCAAATATATGATATAGTTCAAAAATATTATTTATATATTATCGTTGCATTATTATTTTTGTCATCATATATTATGTAAAAAAATATAACATAAAGTACTCACAATATTTTATGTTATATATATATAACAATGTTCAAAACTTATTCATTTATAACCGGAAATAATATTGAAACACATGCAACTGGCGCTCCATATATTAGTCAATCTATTATTGAATATGGAGAAATGAGTTCTACAAATGAACAAGAAAATACGACCGATACTGTAAATGATTCAACTACTAATACTACAACTACAACTGTTAATGTAGTTGACACATCTACTGATAATATCATTGATAACACTATAGAGACTAATACGAATACATCGACTAATACTATCGTAAATAATGTAGTTGATACATCTACGAATGTCGACATTGATATATCAGATGATACATCAGATGATGACTCCGGTTCTGGAATATCTAATTATATATTATTATTTGCATTATTTTCAGTGCTGTTAATATTTATGAATAAAGATTTAGATTTATCTCAAATAAATAATATAGTTCGAAAATATTATTTATATATCATAATCGCAGCATTGGTTTTTTATTATTCTATGTTATAAAATACGAATTATATTATATAAAATACTAACAATATTATATTATATATATATATAAAGATGTTCAAAAATTATTCATTTATAAACGGAAATAATATAGAAACGCAAGCAACAGGCGCTCCATATATTGGTAGTATTATCATTGAAGGCGCTTTAATCGAGTCAAACTCTAATTCAGAAACAAATGTAAATACTAGCTCGACATCGACTTCAAATACAAATGTTGCAAATACAACTAGTAATGAGACATCTAATACTACCGATAATTCAATTGATTCAACTAGTAATGTAAATACTGATACAACGATTGATTCATCAATGGTAACAACTAATAATAATACTACTGATAACAGTTCTGTTATGAATATTAATAGTTCTACCGACACATATAATGTTGATAATTCAGAGGTTATAAATAATACAACATCAAATACACAAAGTAAAATGGTTCAATCATGTGGTGCTTCTATAGAAGAAGCTCAAGCTGCTGTAAATATTGTAACGGATGAATCTATTAATACAAATATAGATAATAGTAATACATTTATTAATACTGGTGACAATGTCACCATTAGTGATGTAAGATTAGAATCTTCATTAGATTTTGTAGGTCCAGAAGTAGATAGATCTTGTATGTTAGATGCAATGAATGATTTAGATACAGAATTAGTTGCAGCGAATGATAATAGTAAATCAATGGCAGGCGGTGAAGGCGGTGATGTTGATGCAGGTGCTGGAGGAAATACAACTGAAAATGAAAATAGTACTGAAAAAAGTGATCAATTAGATGCAGGTGTAGATGCCGGACAAGAATTAACAAATTCATCCTCTACTGAAAATGCTACTGAAAATGCTACTGAAAATTCTTCTGATCTAACAACTGAACAAACCGCAGAACAATCAACTGAAGCATCGGCGACCGCATCTGCTTCAGCAGGATTAGCAGCAGCATCAGGTTCAGGATCAGGAATATCAGATTATTTATTAATATTATTAATAATAGGAATTGTATTATTCTTTTTAATGAAAGAATTTAATTTAACAATTGACCTATCTGAAATGAATAGACTTATAAATGAACATCATTTATTCGTCGTAATTGGTGCAATACTATTTGCTAATTATGTAATATTATAAAAAATAATATATATATATATTTATATTATGGACATATCATTTGAAATAATTTTATTATTATCAACAATTATATTTTCATTCATATTTTTATTTTTAAAAAATAATTCAACTGATGCATTACATGGTTTTATATTTAATATAGTATCTCATAATTTACTTGTATCATTATTTTGTTCTATTATTTTGTTAATTTTAATTTTTAATATTAGAATTTTTTAATTAAAATATCAATTAGTGTATATGAATAAAGATATATTACATTATATAAATAAATGTTTTATATTAATATTAACAATTATTACTATTATTTTTATTTATAGATTATTAATGAGTAATTCTATTGCACAAATTAATAATATTAAAAAATTATAAACTTTGTTTTATATTATTAAATTAATTAATAATATAAAATTTGATGTCTTTATTAGATATAGTATAAATTTTGTGATATATTTAATGAATGATGTCTTTATTAAAATAATATGAATTTTGTGATGTATTTAATGAATTATGTCTTTATTAAATATAACATGAATTTTGTGATGTATTTATAGATGGGCTTGATATTCTTGTAGCAATATTTTCTAGATTCATTTTATAATCGTTTTTACAATTAGGACATGAAAAATTTATTAAACAACTTTTCATATATTTATTTAAACATTTTTTATGAAATATATGATCACAGTCTGGTAATTTTATTTTATGTTCTTTTGACTTTATCTTATCTTGACATATTGTACAAAATGATGATTTATTATTTTTTATTGATAGATTTTTGAAAAAATTATTATTAATATTTTCAATATTAAGTAATTTAACATTAAGACTATCGTCTTCTTCGATAATCTCTTTAATTGTACTAATAATAATTTTTTTATTAGATTTATTACATCGTTTTATTAAATTTTCTATATCACTTATACTATAATTTGACATATATCTATATATTTTATTATATTATTTTAATGGTTATTATTATTTACAATATTATTTGTATTTATTGAACTACTATCTTCACTTTCGGAAATATCATATAATGACATATTTTCACTATCTTCGTCAGATGATTTATTATTTTCATTAATTTCCGTAGATGAACTATGACATTCAGATTTTTCAGATATTGTATTATTAATTATTGGTAAATCTTCTATTTCTAATTCAATTAAATGTGTATATGAATCTATTTCACTACATATATTTTCATCTGCTTGGTTTGTTTCTGTATTTAAATTTAATACAGACATTTCAGAAACTGGATTTATTTCTGTATCAATCATATCATTATCATCACTTGATTCATTTAAAGTAATTTCATTATTTGCTCTAATATCAATAACAATTGGTTTCATATAAATACCAAAACCAATTTTATTTATCCATAAACCATAAATATCTAATACTAATTTAATCGTTTGATTTTTTTCTAAATCAGAAAAGTTTTTTGGCTGTGACTGTTTATCATATGATACTTTAATATTATTTAATATATTTGTTTTCATTTTAAATTTCATATAAGGTACATTATACTCATTATCAGTCCTAATACTGCCTTTAAATTTGACATCATTTGTAAAAAACCAACTAGTATTATTTTTAGCATTATTTATTATATGATTATCTAATAATCCCCAAAATTTAATAAAATTTATTATTTTTGGATTTTTATCTTCTAAACTAATAATTAATATTGTTATATTATTATTATTATTATATATATCAAGTATTTTCACTTCAGGAGTTTGAATTAAAAATTTTGTAAACTTATTATTTTTATTATATTTTGTTAATATACTTCTCCTTGAAGAATTATCAATTAATTTAGAAAATATAATACTATTTAAATTAATATCCTTCGTATTATATGGTTTATTCATTTATATATTTATAAAATTATAAATATATAAATATTTTTACGAATTAACTAATATAATAAAATGTTTAAACATTCTTAGTTGACTTCTTTACCCGACCTTTAGCTGCAGGAGTCGGAGGAGGAATTGGTGGTTTTACTTCAATTTCTTCATCAGATTCATCAGAATCTTCTGCTTCATCAGCAGATTCTTCTTCTGCGGATGAATCTGCAGAATCATCTGCATTTACCTGAGTTTTTTGTGTAAACTCTTTTACCAATTTAGTATCATTTACTTCATCTTCATCGTCGTCAGATTCAATAAATGGGTTCTCATCTCCTGTATCTTCTTCTGCATTTGCAAAATTAGAGATTCTCTCATATACTTCAATTCTGCGAAGCTTTAGTGTAGGACCATACATTCTAGTTGTTTGACCATTTGCTGGCTGCTTACTTGCCCAAACTTTAGCCATATGGAAAACATAACGCTGTTTTCTCATATAAGCTGCATGCTTACGAAGTTCATCCAAAGTACTAACATTAATTTCAGTATGCGTACCGTCCTTTTTATAGGCTTCAGAATTTTCCAGATTCTTCTGGAAAATTTCTAATTCAACATTTTCAGTAGTAAAATCTAATTGAATCTTACCCTTCATATAATCTGGACGTACAATTGCTGCAACTTTATCTTCTTCATTACCTGCATCGGAATCAGAATCAGAATCATCTCCAAGATTTGCAATTGATTCTCTTACAATTGGTTGATAAGTATATTTCTTACCATTTTTAGCACTGCCAAAAAGTTTAATCTTCATCTCTTCACTTCCCAACAAAGCATCAATTGCTTTCAATGATTCCTTGAAAGCAATAAGTTTCTTACTTCTTGCTTCCCTCTCTTCAACAGTTTCATTTGTTACAAGTTCATTAACATTTAACGGAACCTTTAGAAAAGCTCTTTGCTTATTAGTTTGATAAAATTGTCCAACCTTATCAGGAATACCATAATTATCTAGAAGAATTTCTGGACTTTGAATGTCCCATTGTGCCTCTCCTTTTTTTGGATCATTATATCTTACATATGCGATTTTCTGGCTTGGAATTCTGTCATTGTCTTCTAGGTCTGTTAGTGAAACTCTTGTCAAGTCTTGCTTGTTGTATGGGATAATATTATGTCTGGCTTTGCTCATTTTAATATAATAGTAATATGGTAAATTTCTAAATAGTTTAAATTTCAATCTTTTTGCAAACACATATAAAATGTATGTCCATATATATATATAATGGATATATGTAATATTCCTATATATAAAGAGATTGACCCATTCTTCTTAGAATTACAAATAATCAAATTTCAATTATTATGGCGATATAATAAATATCATAAACATAAATCTATAATTATAAAGAATATCAAATTACTACATAATTATTGTGACCCAATATCATTAAATTATTTTTATATTACCACTAAAAAGACTCCATCATTAATAAATATAAATACTCTTTATCCAATAATTATAAAGAATCAGGTATATGTATATGAATTAAAATCATTAAAAGAATTATTAGATATTGGTAACATTAAAGAAATTTATACAAATACCCCACTTGATAGAAATCAAATATCAAATATCAAATTTTTAACAAAAGATCTTAATAGAGATAATACTCCTTTATCCGTAAGTGAAAAAAGATATATTCAAAAAATAGAAGTATTTCAAATATTTTTTGAATTAGATACTTATTTTACTTTGGAATTATATGAAAATATTAAGAAATATAAATTATCAGAAGTATTTACCGAATTAAAAATGTTATGGAGAGCATTTAAAGAAGATAATAGAATTAATGAAATAGAATTATTTGGAAATCAAATTATTTGGACTAATAATAAAATAGATAATATAGAAAATATCTTATTAAAAAATATTAATATTATGATTAACAATAAATTAGAAAATAATATTAGAAAAAATATATGTTACATCATAATCGGAGCATTTTCATATGTTGACAAGGATATTAAAAAAATATATAATAATTTTGAATTTATTTAAAAGATAAATTCTAGTTATATATAATGAGTAATATTAAAATATCAGAACTTCAATTAATTGAATGGAATGATAATAGACTATATAATCCTCTAACTAAAAGAAAGATTAAAGAAAATGGTTTTATATTTAAAAAAATTAAAAAAATGTATGATCAAAAAACAAAAGATGATGCTGTAAAGAAAGATGATACTGACGAAGAGATCGAAAAAG